GATCATCGCGTCCACGTTCTATTCCACTCCCCCCGAGCAGAAGGATAAGACGAACGGCGTCTATCTCAGCACGACTGCGAACAGCGCGACAATCCGTCAGATTCTCTATGTTCCTGCTCCGTCGGCCCCGGGAGATGCGCCTGGTGGAATCACCGTGACCAACTGGTGCACGGGATGTGAGGCCGCTGCTGGCACTCCGGGTACGTTTCAGGTTGTGAATACGAAGGATGTCCTTACTCGTCAGGCCCTCCGCCCGATCGGCGTTTTGTCTCGCCTCTAAACATGGACGATTCCATCGCACGTTGGGTATGTATCCGTGGGTTCCAACTTGCAAGCCTGTTCTTGTTCTTACGTTTCGTGTATCTCGTGGAGGAAGAAAGCTGACGCCGCCGTCCTCCCGTTGGCTTCGGGGACACCGTTACGACAAACGAATTTGCAACCTCCTCTGTATCGGCATCCTTCACGCGCTTTTTCGCGACCTTGCCCGTTTTATCCACACCGTACGTCATGAGAGCCCCAGTCTCCACGAACACTTCGGCTTCGCCCGACCCAGGAGCCGGAACGAAAAACCGAACCCCGGGCTGGAGGATCAGTTTGAACGTGTGTCCGCCGTCTCCCGCAAAGCGTTTGGCGATATGCAAGTAGTACGACGTGGACATGAAGGGAACCTTTGTGGGAAGTGTGGTGTAGTCCTTCGGTTGTCCACGAAAGACCACCAGTTCCTTCTCGACGACAGGCCAGTCGGCCACAGACTTCCCCAATGCATGAGTGATCTCAAACGTCAATTGCTTCCCGTCCATGTACGTGTTCAAGTCCTCCGCATGCTCCTCGCGGAGTTCTGCGTGGGTCTTGGGCATTTGTAGAGAAGAACCTAAACAATTCACCACGGTACATACAAATGCCGGGCGGACTTCTCCAATTGGTCGCCGTCGGAGCTCAAAATGAATTGGTCAATGGCAGCCCGTCCATGACTCATTTTCGATCCGTCTATCGCCGTCATACGAACTTCGCCATGGAGTCTATCCGCATGGGCTTTAGCGCTTCTAACCTTGAATTCTCGGCCACTGGGACGAAGACGCTGTCGTGTCGCATTGACAGGTATGCGCAGCTTCTGCACGATACCTATCTCGTGCTGACGCTTCCTGACATCTGGTCTCCGCTCAAGTATCTCGGAACAGCCGCACTTCCGGCCGGGTACGGCGGTGGATCCCAGACGCTGTACTCCTCTAACTCGATTGGCTACGAGTTCCAATGGATTGACAACATCGGGTACAACATGATTGACCGCGTGGAGCTGAGCATGAACGGACAGGTCATTCAGACGCTGACCGGCGAATGGCTCAAGCTCTATTCGTACATGACCCACGACCGGAACAAGCGCATGATCGTGGATCAGATGGTCGGGAACGTTCCCGAGCTCAACGATCCAGCGAATGCCTATGACCGGAGGAATCAGTATCCGCACGCCATTACGCCGACAACGACTCCCACCGTCGCACCGATGACCACGGTTCCCGAGCCCAGTATTCGGAGCCGTCAGCTCGTCGTTCCGCTTCACTTTTGGTTCAGCGAGAATCCTGGAGTTGCGCTTCCTCTGGCCGCCCTGCAGAATTCCGAGGTCTACATCAACGTTGTGCTCCGGAGCGTCACGGATCTGTATACGGTCATTGACGTGAACCCGGCCAACACGGCGACGTACGGTCAGCGTGTGAAGCCAACCAATTACCCCCTTCAGCTGTTCTTGAGCCCCCCGCTGACAACGGGAGGTCCGAGCAATACAGTGTTGACCACCTTCTTCCCAGATCCGTATCTTGAGGGCAATTTCATCTATCTCACCGAGACCGAGTGGAATCAGATTGCCAAGGCGGACACGACCGTGCTCGTCAAAACCGTGCGATATGTCGGAAAGGAAGGTCAGTTTGGCGGCAATACGGACCTTGAGATTCCCATGTACAATCTCGTCACGCGGGTTGTGTTTGCCACCCAACGGTCCGATCGGATTCGCGCGAATGATTGGGACAACTATACGAATTGGACAGACCCGGATCGGGCTCCCTGGACTCCAGCTGGAACGACGGCCCCCACGTCCATGTATTCCTCCGGACAGCAGCAGATTTCCTCCGTGTTTCCTCGCGACCCGCTGATTGACGGAGTCCTTCTGTTTGATGCCAAGGAGCGGTTCCAGACCAAGCCTCTGCCCTATTTCTCGCTCCTCCAGATGTATCGTCACACGACCGGCGGTACCCCGGGGCTTCCGGGAGTCTACATGTACTCGTTTGCGCTGGACCACGATCAGTATCAACCGAGTGGAGCTGTGAACGGCAGTCTCTTCAACAAGGTCATTCTTCGCTTGACGCTTCAGCAGCCGCTTCCTCAGTCCAGCGTGACGACGGGAGGCTCTACCACAACCGTTGTGTGCGTCCTCAAATCCACGGTCTTCAGTCAGAATCCGACCGTCATTCCGGCGGCCAATGTGAATCTCTACAATCCGAGCGACCTCGTCACCGTTGTCCAGGGCAATGACAATGTCATCTTCGTCTATACCTACACGGTGGGCGTCTACGTTGAGGCGGTGAACTTCCTGCGCATCGTGTCGGGTCTCGGCAATCTTGTGTTTGCGAATTAATAACAATGGTGTCCATTCAGTCGGCAACCTTTGGAGACGAATTCTCCTCCACAAACGTTCTCAAATCACTCCAGGACAAGCTTGCATCAGGAGGTGCGATTGATATGACGGTGGACTCCTCCGTCATTCCGCTCCTGGACAGAGCCAGTGGAGTGGGAGCCACCGAGTTGTCGGGCCCTGAGCGGCAGGAAGTCAAGGCCCTTGCAGAAGATGTCTGTGGGCCCAGCGATCAAACCTGTCTGGACATCAAGACCCAAGAATTCGCTGAGAAAAAGCTCAAGGAGAAAGCCGAAGCCGGAATCAATTCTGCGAACATCGTCAAGGGTCGGCGGTTGACGGTGACGTATACGGATGCCAACGGGCAAACCCGGACTGCGAAAATCCCCGAAGGGCAGAAGTTTGCCCTTGGGGAGAAAGCCGGCGAGCCTGACCTCACCTTTGATTACGAGGCTGCAACAAGCCCGATGCGCGGTATCGCCGCCTCCATCTGGGCTGTTGTTGGGACAACGATTGTCACGTTTCTCTACGTGTCCAGCATCGTTATCACGATGTCTACGTACGCAGAGTATGGACGGAAGCTCCTGACGATTGCCATGACAGCCGTGTCGGCCTTCGTCCCCTTATCCGGGTTTGCGCTCTCCTTCTTCGCGCCCGCCATTGCTGAGTTCGTCCGTGCGAATGCGATCCTCAGTGCCAAGGTGTCGGCAGAAGAGGGCACCTGAGGTTTTTAGCGCCACTGTATAATGCTCGACGCACGCTGGGTTGTTGCCGGAGCGATTGTCGGAATGCTCATTTCAACCGTTCTCGTCCCCCCGACGCGCCGTGTCAAGGTCCTTCCGTCTCCCGCTGATTCTAGCCCGTACCATGTGGACTCAGGATGTGTTCGGTTCGTCTCGGAAGAGGTTCCGTGCACAGCCGATCCCACGTCACTGAATTTGCTCGCGAGTACATAATGGCGTTCGTCACCGGAGAGCGTGTTTCGTTTGCGATTCAACGCGCCGCACCCTTCTTTTCCTTCCTGATTGGGCTCGGAGTCTTTGTCCTGCTGTTTCATCGGGCGTACACAGCCGAAAAGACACCCGCACTGCCGCTGAAGGAGATGGTGGACAAAGTCGTTCGGATTGATGGGAAATGCTACAAATACCGCGTAGAAGATGCGTCGTGCGAAAGCTCCTCTCCTTCATAAACAAATGGACGATTCAACCTCTCTGGACGCGCTCCTCCCGTCGCCCCAGGGTCCTCAGTCGCAGCCTCCCATGATGGGCGTTCCGAGTGTCATGTCGGGCGGCCACTCGGCCATGGCGCCGTCGTTCAAGCCCAGCCTTCCCGCGATGCGCTTCATGCTTTCCAACACGACCCTCTACATTGCCATCTTCCTCGCGGGCGCAATCATCTCGCTCTCTACGCCTCGCAATCTCCTTCTCCAGTACGTGCCGAACGCGTATACCTCCGGCGGCGTCGTCAGCTGGACGGGCGCGGCCATCCTAGGTGGAGCAACGGTTGTTCTCACCAATCTCCTGAATACCTTTTTGTCTGGCCTCTTTGGCTGAGAGTAACGCCTTGAAGATCGCGGTCAAGACAGAGACGTTGCGGGCTTGCCGGTTCCGGTCGGAAAATCGGTTGCGTTCGGCTCCAATCATCAGTTGACGAATTCGGTAGATCTCGAGATCTAGAGTTCCTTGCTCAAGCACTGTACGTATATACCCTCCGATATCCATCGGAAAACGGATGCTCTTGTTTTCACGACAGCCGTTTTTACACACACAATGGAGCGCTTCACACGACTTGGATTTAGCCCGCAGGATGCCACGATGCTCAGCGATGCCTATGATGCAATTACGGTTGCCGACCTCTGGGAGTACTTCCGCCGTCCCTCCACTCCCGGAAAGGAC